AGCAGATCGCGGCCCTGAACGGCTTAAAGACCAGCTTAGCTTGGGTATTCAGCTACAAAAAGCTTTGCCTAGAGAACGACGGTTTGAGCTTCAAGAAATTGAAGAGCAGCTTGCAAACTTGCCAAAAGATGACCCAAGGCGCAAAGGTCTAGAAGCTAGGCGCAATAAGCTTACATATGTGCCGCCTGCTAAGACAGACAAGCAACCGACACTTGAGCAATGGGCTAATCAAATCTTGTTGGATGAAGAGAAAACGCCTGGCACTCATCCTACAGCTGCTGTTGATCGTGCAAAACAAATCATTAAGAAGCAGACATACATTCCACAAGAAAATAAGCCTGTTGAAAACTTATCGCTTGAGCAGTGGGCAAACAAAGTCTTAAGTGAAGAAAACAAAACACCTGGCACTCATTCAAAGCCTGACATTGCTCGTGCAAATCAGATTATTCGCAAAGCGACTTACATTAAGCCTGAAAAAGGTGAAGGTGAAGGCACGCCTAAAGCACTATCGCCTGCCGGTAAGTTAGCGGCTGATCGAGGGTTTAAGCCTGGCACACCTGAATATGCAAGTGAAGTTAATAAGATTGTTCAGTCAGGCAAACACTTGTCTAGCACACAAGAAAAAGAACTGTTTGAACAAGAAGATGTCGTTAACGGTAGTAAGTCAGCGCTACTAAACCTTGACAAAGCTTTAGCACTTAGCCCTAAAGCATATGAAGGTGGAGCAGCAGAACTTCGTATGGGTGTAGGTACATACATTCCTGGTGTTAAGTCATCCGAAGCTCAAGTTGCTAGTTCAGAATTTAATTCGATTATGGGTGAGCAAATGCTTTCCCAGCTTAAAGCAATCTTTGGCGGTAACCCAACTGAAGGCGAACGAAAAGTATTAGCACAGTTACAAGGCTCACTTGGGATGAGCCATGCCGCACGTGCCCCTATCATTCGAAATGCAATTGCAGCCGTAAAACGTCGTCTTAAAGCAGCTGAAGATCGAATAAAAGGCATTAAGTCTGGTGCGTACGGTCCTGATGTGCCTGAGATGGCACAGGGCGGCCCAGTGAAGATGCAACGAGGTGGTCGGACTGACGTAAGCGGCGATATGTCACTTGCTAATATCGGTCGTGCCGTTGGTCAAGGGCTTGGCATGAGCTTTGGTGATGAAGCAATTGCACGAGTTCGGGCACAGATGGAAGGAAGACCGTATGAAGAAGTCTTGGCAGAAGAACGTGCTGCATATGAAGCATTTGCTAAGAGACATCCGATTACTGCACTCTCAACTGAAATCGCAAGTGGCGTTGTGCCTACTGTTGGCATGATGCTTATGCCAGGCGGACAAGCAGCTGCAGGTGCAAATATTGTTCGTACTGCGCCTACGATGGGCAGACTTGCTAGAACAGGCGCAATTACAGGCGGTATCTCAGGCTATGGTGCTGGTGAAAGCAAAGACTTAATATCGGCAGAACGTCTGCCATCCGCAGGTATGGGAGCAGGGTTTGGCGCTGTGGCAGGCCCTGTAGCATCAAAAGCTGGCAATGCTGTAGGAACAGGTTATCGCTGGCTTAAAGACAAACTGACCCCTTCTGTGAACTCTGTGGACCAAGCTGCAATGAGGAAAGTCTTGCAAGCTATGGGGCGTGATGAGATGGATGTGGCAGGTGTTCGCCAACGCATGGCACGAGATCAGCAGCTTGGAGTTAAGTCAACAATTGCTGACACATCGCCTTCGGTGACAAACTTGGCAGAAGCTGTGGTCACTGCACCTGGCAAAGGAAAGAAACGTCTAGGCCAAAAGCTAGAAGAGCGGCTTGAAGAAGGTAGAGAAGGTGTTGCTCAGCGAGTACAGCGAGATGTAGCACAAGGTAATGATTACGTTGCAAAAGAAGATCAGCTGGTCAATACTCTGAGAAAGAATGCACGAAATGTGTATGAAACTGCGTATGCATTTGGTGCAGTTGATGATCCTCGTATTGCTAAAGTGCTGGACGATGCTACATTTAAGAGCGCATACGACAAAGCACGAAGCATCATTAACAAAGAAGTAAGAGCAGCAGAGCTTCGTGGTGAAGACGTTAGCAAGTATCAGCTTAAGCCAATCTATAAACAAGATGCTGATGGCAACTGGGTTCGTACAGGTGAAATACCTGATGTGCAGACACTTGACTATCTGAAACGTGGCATTGATGCTCTCATTGAACAAGGCTATAGTTCAGAACGCAGTATTTCTAAAGCCGAAGCTGGTGCACTAAGAGATCTGAAAAATGCGTTTGTTAATGTGATTGATGAAGTTGTGCCTGACTACAGGACTGCACGAGCTACATACCGTGGCGATGCAGAAGTACTTGATGCACTACGGTTTGGTCGTGAAGACTTCTTATCGCCAAAGAATACACCTGACCGTGTAATTAAGCAGCTTCAGGCAATGTCAACAGCAGAAAAAGAAGCACTTCGCACTGGTGCTGCTCAAACATTGCTATCTAGAATTCTAGAGACACCGAACCAAGTCAATGCTGCACAACGTGTGATTGGTGCACCATCGACTCGTAAACGTCTTAATGCTTTGTTTGATGACCCGAACCAGTACAAAATCTTTGAAGAAGCACTGAAGAGAGAAGCTGAGCTGTTTAGAAATGCACAAAACATTCTTCGCAATAGTCGTACAGAGAACAGAAAACAAGCAATTGAAGACCTGAAGAAAGCGCCTGGCATACTTGATATTGCAGGTGAAGCAGTTGACTTTGCAAATGCAGGACCAGGTAGTATTGTAGGTAGAACACTGAAGCTTTTACAGTCACGCGCAACATTTGACGAAAAGACCGCTGATGAAGTTGCTAATATTCTTCGTGCAGGTACTCCTCAAGAAATTAACGCAGTTCTTGATAAGCTAGAACAGTCTGCAGGTAAGTTTGCTCGTGAAGCTGAGCGCTCTAATGTTGTACAAAAAGGAATTACTCGTGGCGTAGGTTCTGCTGCAGGTGAACCGCCAAGAACGCCTGAGCCTGAAAGACCTGAAGAAACTGATGATGAGCGGCTTGAACGACTATTGAGAGACTAATATGGGTGACACTGTCAAAAGAATCAAAGAGCTTACTAAGTCTTTGACAGATGATGCATCACAGCTTGCTAAGCAAGCAGAAGCCGGTTTTAGATCTCAATGGATGAGTGTTGATGATAGTGGTGAAGCTAAATGGGGCGGTACTCCTGGTATCTATTATGGTACCGTGGGTTTGCCAGCTCTTGCTGACTTGGCGAAAGAGGGTACGGCGCCTGAATGGGCAAAAGAAGCAGACGAAAAAGCTTCAAAGATACGACAAGCTGTAGAACAAAAGATGAAAATTGGAGAGCCTAAGGGTTTTCCTCAGCACCTTGCACGAGCTGCAGGTGAAATGGCAGCACAGATCCCTGTACCTGGCGCAATGATGAATAAGCTTCGTACTGCAAAACTAGCAGTAAATGAAGCGCCTTCTCTTAAACGTAAGATTGCGCTTTCTCCGGTTGAATACTTTAGTCCTATAGTTGAAGTAAGCAAACCAAAACCTACTGCAATTAACTATGGTGTAGGCACTGCATTTGGCGGCGGCTTAGGTTACGGTATAGATAAGCTTACTGAAGAAAAAGAGCCTACACTTGGCGAACTCATTAGTAAGTACGGCCCTAACTACGGGTCAGAAGTACGCGATGTGTCTAAGCCGCAAAAGTTTGCAGGTGGCGGTAAAGCAAAAAAGAGAAAGATAAGCCTTGAAGATGACGATAGCATTCCTGATATGCCGCCTAACCCTACTGATGAAGACGTTGCTGAGTTTAGACGAAAACTAAAAAGAATGGACGAACGCGACTACTGGCGTCGTCGAGGCCCTAATAGTGCTGATACAACTGTAGAAGCATTTGAGCCTGACACAGGCGATAAGATGTACTTTGAAATACCTGAATCAAGAAGCAAGTATGCAATCCCTACAATTGATGACATGTCGACTATTGAAGAACGTCGCAATCTTCGATACTATGCAGGTGGCGGTAAGGCAACAAAACTTAAGCAAGGTAGATCAGCTTTCTTCTCTGCTGTTGACAACGCCATTGCAACGTTAAAGCAGGAAAAAGGTACGCCTGAGCAGATGTACAGTCTTATTGAGAAGACACCAGGTGTTAAGAAAGAAGAACTAGAACGACGCAGTATTCGTAAAAAGCTACAAGGTAAGAAGTCTGTTACACGAACTGAACTAGAAGAAATTGCAAGACAGAACCCAGCACAAGCGCCTAATATCACTCGTCTAAAAGCTGAGCCTAAGCTTAGTGATATTTTAGAAAGAGCAAAAGAAGCAACAGGGCTTGATGACTTGGCGCTTAACAACATTGCTACAAAATTAGAAATAGGGTTTAATTTAGATAGACACAGTGGGTTTCCTAGTTTACGTATACACTCAATTAATGAGCCTACGGATCAATACTACATTAGTGATCTTTATAGTCTTGCAAAAGACTATAAAGAACTTGGGCAACTTACAGATGCTGAATACACTGACTTAGTCAATGATATTCGAAAATTAGATTCATTCACAACAAGCGACAATAAGCGAATTCTGACTAAGTACAAAGACTATGCGCTTAAAGGCGGTAAAGACTACCAAGAAGTAATTATGTCGATGCCAACTCGTATGCAACGACTACGAGAGTTTGCAAATGAACGTGGTATTACTAGCATTCAAGATGCAGAAAAAGCATGGGCGAAAGAACATGGTACACCATTGTCTGATGATGAACTTATAGGCCATTGGAGAGATGTGCCTGTTGAAAACTACACAGTTCATTATCGTACACAGACATTCATAGACAAAGACGGTAAGAAAGTTTTGCATGTAGAAGAAGTGCAGTCTGATCCGCATCAACGTGCCAGAGATCTTCGTAAGCAAGAAGTTAAAAAACGTTCTACAAATGAGCATGCTAGAAGAGTAGATCGTGCTGTAAAGCAGCTTGAAGAAGACCCTGACTACTTACCAGAAGGGTTTGAGTATATCAGTATTAATGATGACCAAGGCATTGGGTTACTTGATACTAGAACAGGTGAAGTACTTGGTCATCGGCTATTTGGAGATCTTCCAGATGAAGACGGTATTGCGCTAGCACTTAAGAAAGACTTTAAGACACCGTTACGAAGCGCAATTAGAGTGCAGACCAAGCTTTCTGATGATGAGATAAAAGCAATTGCAAAAGAAGTGCCTGAAGACTTTGGGTACATGACTCCTGAAAAACAGCTTAAAGCACAAGAAATTAAGAAAAAGATTCAGCGCATTTCTACAAACGGCTTAAGCATTGACGAGCTTGAAGAATATTTTCAACCTGGCAAGATTGTTAAGTCATGGTCAGGTACTGACAAAGTCATTGAGTTTACACGAGGCCCTAAAGTTGGGTCTGAAGAATGGATAAAAGAGTATGACGACGGTCTTGAGTATGTGAGACGTGAATACCCTAGATCTAGTGATGAACAGCACCATGAAATGGCAACTAACATCGCTAATGGCAAAGCATCTGATTGGAGTGTCAAAGTTGTAGAGATTGACCCACGAACAGGTCAAGAAACAGGAAGAGCTCGCACTCATAGCACAAGCCCTGAAGAAGCAATCATTAGAGACCTACGACAGCAAGAAGTAGATTTAGGCGGCGCAGTCTCTGATTTGCCGTACAAGAAAACATACGATGAGCTTGCACTAAAACAGATCATTGACGATGCTGTAAATCAAGGCTATGATCGTGTGTCTATCTCACCAGGCATCTTCCAAGTTGATCGCTACGAGTCGGCAATTCGATCCAGAATCGACGGTATTAGATGGGGAGAAATGACACCTGAAGGTCGAATGGTAAGTTTTGTAAAAGACGGTCGAGATATCTCAGATGTCGTTGTAGACCAAAATGGCATTATTACAGCAGGCCCAAGTGACTGGATGGGTGAGCCGCTTAAAAATGCTATTGGTGATGATATGGCAAGCAAAATCACTGCCACGCCTGACAGAGGTGAATTCTCAGGTGAAGGACTTACTGTCGGCGCTAAAGGATTTACTGAGTTCTATGACAAACGGATACCGAATTTCTTAAAAGAGTACTTAAGAAAAGAGTTTGGCACTGATGTAGGGCGAACTGAATTTGAGTATGGTGAAGGCAAAAAAGCAAAGTCTCGAGGTCAAATTTATGATGATCTGCGTGATCGACGCATAAATGAAGAGCTCACACCTGATGAACAAGATGCTATAGAAGACCTTGAAATAGATAAATTTTATGACATAGCTCGACAAACAGCTAGAGCGCATGGCTTAGACTTTGATGATCCTGAAGTTGAGTTAAAAGCATTTAATGGAGAATACCCATTTCAGTATGTTCGTGAACAATCAGAAGAAAGAGCACTTACTGACTTTACGGTGAAGTTGTATAAAGAACAACCTGATATTAAGCCTGTAGCTGACGTCTTCTCATTTGACGTTACTCCACAGATGTCAGAGAAAGTTAAGAGCCAAGGTCAACGTCTCTTTGCAGCTGCGCCTGTAGTGGCACTGCCTATGGTACAAGATGATGAAGACAAGCGCAAAGTCTCACCGTCGTACACGATCGCACCAGAAGCTAAGACACCTACACTTACTCCGCAAGAAGAACAGCAGTTTCAGTCCGATGTACGTGGCACTGACTGGTTCTCGAAGTTTAAAGAGAAGTTCGGTGAAGAGCCGAACCTGGAAGATAAAGAGTATAACTACCGTGCGGCATGGCAGTCAGGTGCCAGACCACAAGCTATTGAGCAAGATGATATTCCACATTGGCCTAGTGTCACAAGCTCTGGTGAGTCCCTGAAGGCACGCAGCCATCCATCTGGGTGGATGGAGGACTACACTCAAATCACTGGGCGTGATCCGTCAGAAGGCGGTGATCTGACTCCTGAGCAGACTGATGCAATGAACAATGCTTTGATGTACCGTTATGGGTTTGCAGGTGGCGGTAAAGTCGACAAGCTAAAGCAAGTCATGAAGAAGATGGGTGTTGATGAGTCGAAAGTAGCGTCTAAAGATTTGACAACACTGCAAGACGTCCACACATCGCTAGGCGATAGCGTTCGTGAGCGTGCTGCCAAAATGCAGCAGCAAATGGATGAGATGCAATTTAAGTATGTGCCGGGTCAGTATGTCTTTACTGAATCCACAGCTCGTAAAAACTTACCGCCTTTGAAAATTCTTCGTAAGACGATGGTAGGTAATCAGCCAGTTCGTGAGCCGCACCCTGACCATCCAATTATGGGCAAGGTTGTCAAAGACTCTGCAACAGGCAAGACACTAAGAACACCCTATGAGCCTGGCTATAAAGTGAGGCATGAGCGCGGTGAAGATGACTGGGCTGAGTTTGACATCTCTGAGTCTGCCATTAAGGGTGCTATTGATGAGTTTGCCAAAGGTGGTATAGCAAAGAAAATTCGTGAAGTTCGCCAAAAGATTGCTGACCAATCAGGCGAGTACAATGCAAAGCGCCTTGATCGTGCGGCTGATGAAGTAAAGAACCTAGGCCAGACATTTAGTGACGATGCACTACGTCGTGCATTTCTAGGCGACAATACGACAGGGTTAGTGATTGTAGACCCAGGCAAGTATGAAAACTATACAACACGGTTACCGCGTAAAGGCTATGATGAAGATGTGCATGGCGCTAGTCCACAGTACAGAATTGGTGACAAGCTTGTCAACTATGATGAGTATATAAAGTATCTACAAAGTATTGCACAAACAACTGGGTTTAGTGATGTGCCGTACTTAAACCTGAATAAGCGTGACAAAGATGCATTGCTCTACATTTCAGGGCATGAAGGGCGCCATCGCCAACGTGCTTTGTCCGGTCTAGGTGATAGCAAATCATTAGTTCGTATTGAGCCGCGTGCCGCAATTCGTGAGCCTATCGAACGTCGCACAAAAGAACAGGGCATTGAAGGGCTTAAAGCAGTGATTCAGAATAAGCCTGTGAAATCTGAAAATGAAGATATTGTATTTTTGCCTGAAGTATTTAAACGTGGCGGAAGTGCATGATCTGCTGGCTCGTTGCTTTGTCTACTCCTCGGACCCTGGAGATCGCCGGACTTCAGAATAAGCAACGAGCTTTAAAGGGCTTATCAGGTGTCTGGTAAGCCCTTCTTTTTGTACCCAACAACTGATGGATTAAACTGTGGTGCAGCACGCCCAATACTCTCAATGCCTTGTGCGCACTGAATACGAAAATCAGCCCACTTTTTCTGATACTTAGGGTCTTCAGTAGGCGGTACCCATCCTGCTTTTCTCCACCGAATAGTAATGTCGGTTGAACTTGGCGTATAGATGTAGTTGTCACTAACTGAAAGGCCATTACTTGATTTTTTGCTCATAGCACTCTCTAACGAAAGTTCATCTGTGATTGCGATACTGTGCTGGACCATCTTGCTTCTCCTTTAAGGCTCGTCGACTTTGCAAATGCTTATCTGTGCATGTTTTGCACATCCATCTTCGCATAGTGCGCGTCGTTTTGTACGAGCCACCATCTTCAGCTCTATCTTTTTGGCAGCCCGTACAAAATTTTAGTTTCATTGCACTATGTCTGCATCAGTAACACTTTGAACTTCATTTGCTTTCTCTTTTTCGAAGCGCTGAATCAGCACCCACCCATAAAGTTCGCTTACTTGCTTATGTACTTGCGATACGACACTGAATAATACCTCAGGCGTTGTGTCTTTCTGAATTTCGCCAATAGAAACTACGAGCTTCTTGTATGCTTCTTCGTACGTCATTTTATTTCTCCTTTTCAATGTGTTGTTGAAACATCTTATGTGCTTCTATGTGATTTGCATGCTCACATAGTTGCACTTTTTTGCACTGCAAAATCTCAATAACGTCATTAATGTCAACACCGCGCTCAAGTACAGCATATATAGCACTGTTGATCATGTGAGATGCGTCATCTTTGTTCATACAAAGCCTTTTGAATACAAAAACTCTTTGTAAACTTTGACATTACGATTTAATGCTTGTTTGTGGATGTCATACATCTTGACTACATCATACTGAGGCATAAGATATACCACAACTTTAGCCAGCATTTCTAGAGTATGCTTTGACCATCGGTCATGCTCGTCTACAAACTCTAAGAATAACTCTTTTCGTTGTCGAAATGAGAGCTCACTTAGAGATGTTCTAAGTGTTTCCCATCGTTTCATGATTTCCTCGTATGTATATGTTTCTTTTTAATTGCATCAATCTCACTTAGCAAATAATCACGAATTGAGATGTATGAGATGCTGCCTGGGTATTCATCACGGTGCATCGGGTGATAGAACTGCTCTTCACACCAGTCAAAGTTGTCATTCTTCTCATTAGGCGGGAAAATATTGGTTTTGCCTTTTGCACACTGACGTTGGTAAAACTGATCAGGCTTACGGAAGTCAACTAACCCTTGTAGGAATGGATAGAGCTTCAGTATCTCTAACCATAGCTTCATGGCAATCACGTTATCAACGGTTGTCTGTATCTGCTCATCACCTCGCATGATACAGTAGCCAATCAAGTCTTTAATTGTGCATCGAACCATATAGAAATGCTCAAAGTTACGTGGCATGATTGTTCTAGCATCTAACCCATGGACCAAGCCACTATCAAGCATGTCTACATAGAGTTCGCGGGCCATTTCTGTAATTTGGATGTAGCGCTTATAGAACTCAGCGTTAGCCATAATCCCGGGCTTGACCATAACACGGTCATCACGCATATCTCGATCACCATGCACTTGAGCCGCAAAACTAAACAATCGATGGCGGATTAAGTGTGTTGTGTCAATCATGTCCATGCCATTGACTGACCAAGTGATGTTAATCGTTTCCATGGCAGTAGGTAGCAGCTCATAGCGGAAAAGTTCATCAATAGTTTGGTCAATGTCTTCCTCAGGAAATGTCCATTCAATCTTATCATTCCATGTGTTCATCAGGAAGACAGAGATTGTCTTACGAAACTCTTCAACTGTAGGCGCATGAACAATTTGCACGTCAATATTTTCTAGCTGACTGACAAACGTTGCGGGTGTGAGACGTTGGCCGAATTTCTTCTTTGTATGCATCTTTTGTAGATGCGGCATCTGCTCTTTAGTTACTTTTGGCATTTTTGTATTCCTTCATAGTGTTGTTCAACAAGTCGTGCATACCCTGCAATATCTGTCCAGCTATCAACATGGTTAGGCGTAACACTAAGACGTGACAGCTTCATGATGATCTTTGAAAAGAAAATGCGTTCTAGTTCAGACAACGGCTTACCATGCTGCTTGAAATGATTACCGGCAAGCAACTTCATTATTTCAGATTCCAAGTTTGATCCATCCGTAAAATTGCCATAGACACTGCCACGTTCCTGCAGTACTTCATCAGTTGTTCTCATGATTTATCCTCCAAGGTTCCAGCTTTGCTGCTATTGCATCCATCCTAAGTTTGCTGTTGATGAATACTTCCTCCATGTACCCTGTATTGCCTAGGTTCATTTCATTAAGGGCATACTGATAGCACTGCAAGGCATCTGCATAATGGACAACCAATGACTCAGGTGATTCATGGTCATACATTTTGCAATAAGGCTGGATATGCTCTGGAAATGTGCGGACCACCTCGTCTTCTGCATCTTTCAATGCCTTAGCAATCACTGGATGGCGCTTCTTTACGTAGTGATTGACATCACTGATTTCCATCTCAGTCAGGTCATGGCACAGTGCTACTTTAATTGCCGTGTTTATGTCAAACATCCACACATCTCTTAGCAACAGCACTGCTAACGCAACAAAGTAGCTATGAGTGGCGACACTCTCAGGGTGAAGCACAGGCTTCATGCTATAGCGTTTAGTATGCTGTAATGTATAGCTGTTATAGAAAAAGCTTTGAATCTCATCAAGCTTACTCATAGTTCATCTCCTCACCCCAGTTTTTGCGGATGAAACCTTGTTCAGTAAATTCAATCAGTGCATCACGTAACTGAATTAGATTACGTACAACTGAGCCGCTAGCACCTAGCATTAAATTAAACTTTTGACCTGGTTTGCCTGACAACCAAATGTAAATGATAGGAATGCCTTTGGCATGGCAATAACCAGCCTCAAACATTGTGCCTGGGTCTTTGCCGTCTGTAACACAGACAAGCAAGGTTGTTTTTTCTAATGCTTGCATATTGACATCAAGCACTTGTTCAGGTGTTGTTACACCAGGCACAAACATGCACTCATCTTTGGGGCTAAAGAACTTAAGGTCAAGCTCTTCAATGATAAAACGGATGTTGTTGATTATTGTAGTTTGTTCAGGGTTAAAGAATGGACCGGCAATGTAGATCATCATAGTCTCCTAAGTAAACAAGTTCATTATACTATGCTCGTGTCTTAAGTAAACAATATTATTTACTCTATTTGAGAAGCGTACTCTTTGATGGCTGACATCAGACTTTGCTGTGTGTCATCTTTGGATTCAACGGCTTTGACAATTGCCTCATCGACTGTGTTCTTGGCGATGATGTTGTGGACAATAATGTTGTTGCGTTGCCCTTGGCGCCATAAGCGGCGGATGAACTGGTCATGGTGCTCTAATGACCAAGTGTTGCTGAACCAGATCACTGCATGCCCTGCACCTTGCAAGTTAAGGCCGTGGCCGGCAGACTGAGGATGCGCTAGTAGCACAGGCACTTGACCTGTATTCCATCGATCAATGATGCTGGTTAGGTCATCACCGGATACACCAGAACCAATCACTGGGGCATCTGGGAATAGTTTCTTAAGCCTCTTTAGATCATGTTGGAAGTGGTAACCAATTAAGCATGGTTGACCTTCCAGCCCACTCACTAGCTCTTCAATCGCGTCTAGCTTAGCATCATGGATTTCATGAATCTCTTTCTCTGCACCGTCTAAGTAGACTGCACCGTTTGCAACTTGTTGGCACTTACCCACGGCAACAGCGGCTGTTGATGCTGTTACAGTGCCATCTTCAATGTCAGTCACTAGCTTCTTTTCTAGCTCTTTGTACATTTTCAGTGCTTCAGGCGGCAATGTTACATACACCTTGTTCATGATCAGCTCAGGCAACTCAAGGTAGTCTTTGGCTGCCATTCGTAGCACTTTGTTAGCTAGTAAGCCATGAATCTTTTTCTCTGCACCAGGCTGAAGCATCCATGTGTACCCACCGTATCCAGTAGGAAAGAAGAATGCAGTACGGAAATGAGTGACATACTTGCCGAACGTTGCACCACGGTCAATCACTAGCTGTGGCCCAAAGATGTCAAGCAATGAATTAGGCGCAGGTGAACCTGTAAGACCAATTCGTCGCTTAAAGTGGTCAAGCATCGGGCTTAATGCCTTAAACCGCTGTGTACGTGTATTTTTAAGATAGCTGATCTCATCTACAATCAGCATGTCATACGGGAATTTACCGTGCGCATTCTTTATCTTCTTTGCAAGCCATGCAAGGCCGTCAAAGTTAACTAAATGAATAAGTGCAGGGCTTTCAAATGCTCTGTCTTTATGCGCACCATGAAGTATCGTGTAAGGCATACCACGAAAATCATCCCACTTCTTTATCTCTTCTGGCCAAACAGCATACACAGGACGTAGCGGTGCAATAACAAGAACTTTCTTAATTTGCTGTGCTTTATGAAGTTCCTGAATCGCTTTTAGTGTGATGCTTGTTTTTCCTAGTCCTGGGTCTAGCCACAGTTGTGATGACCCTCGGCTCAGCAGGAACTTTACGGCGTTTAGCTGATACTGATGCGATTTCCAATGCATTAGTAATCTCCTCTTTTGTTCTTAGTACGAGTACAGTGTGGCCTAACCTTCGTAGCTGATTGTGAATGATTTCTTGTCGATCAGACACAACACCTGTTAACGTCTTTAGCTCACACCAAAGCACTTTCTGGTTTTTCAGCGTCACTACTCGATCAGGCCACCCTGTTGCAAATCTAAGCATTAATTTCAACGACAATAAGCCTAGCCTTTTGCATTCAGAAGCAAAATGTCGTTCAAGATCTCGCTCTAAAACTTTACCACTTACACGGACCACCATTGTCTTTTCTAAAATGGCAAAACTTACACAAGCCTGAAGGATTAGCAGAGAAGAACTTATCAAAGCTGATGATGTTCATCCTGCCGTTTAGATCTGCTTTCATTGATTCAATGTCTCTAGAATAGAACGTCATGTACTCTGTAGACTTTTGAAGGTCAATGAACTCAATCATTGGCACAACTGAATGTATATGCGGCTTTGTTGCAAGGATTACGGCTGCATATGCACGTACTTGGTCGAGGTAGTCTCGTTCTTTTCCTGTTTTAAAATCAAGGACAACCGCTCTATTTCCTTGTTCGTAATAGAGATCGATAATGCCACGAAACATAGCGCTATCATCGCCAAACTCAACAGCGTTCCAATTGCTGTCAACAGCAAACTCCATTTCCGACTGAGCACCCATCTGCCGCCACTCATCGATGCGTGGGAGCAAGTATTCAAGACCATCAGAAACAAGTTCAAGTTGTCCTTTAAGGACTGCTTCAATTTCAGCATGGATAAGTTTTCCTCTCTCCGCAGCGGGACCTGAAGGTTCTTGAAGCTTATCAATACGAACAAACTTGTACTTTGCAGGACATTGTTCGTACATTTTAAGCGCTGAATATGAGTGTGCCATTACTTTACCTCCGAGAAGTTATCACCAATCTTTGCTTCAGCAATAAGTGGGACATCAAGCTTAAATGCATTAACCATACAAGATTCTAGCTTTTGACCTTCACGTTCGGCAACATCTTCTTCAGCAGAAATAATGATTTCATCATGCAATGACATTAGCAATCGTGATCTATCAGCTATTTTTGCGTAATCGATCATTGCCTGCTTTGTCATATCAGCACCACTACCTTGAATGAGCGTGTTTAGCGACTTAAATGCAAACTCCTGACGCCTACCGTTCCACAAACGTGGCGGTTCACCTTTAACAAGACGACCACCTATTGTAGAGAACGGTATTCTCATTCTATACCGGTTTGTCAAGTCGATGTTAACTTTATCAAGGCCAACGGCTACTTCTGACTTATAGATGTCGATAAGCTGTTTTGCTTCTTCATATGGAATGCTAAGCATCTCACTGATCTTTTTCGGACCAGCGCCGTACAGAATACCGAATGAGATTGTCTTTGCATAGTCACGAATAATCTCACGCCCTGCTCGTTGTGACATTAGATTCGATGCAAATGTGTGAAGGTCAGCATTAGGGTCTTGTCTGTACTGTTCAGCAAGCTTACCATCCTCAAAGTGTGCGAACAATCGTAGCTCTTGTGCCTGAAAATCAGCAGCTACCATTTTGTGCCCCTCATCAGGCAAAATGTAAGTTCTTACTTTGGGAATAGTGAGCGTCGATAACTCTTCCGGTAGTGGTGTCTTAGGGCCCCGGGAAGGCATGGTTTGCAACGTAGGTTTCGCCGAGAGGCGACCGGTACGAGTACCACCTGCTTCTCCTCGGACCGTATTCCACTCCGTGTAAATTCTACCGGTTGATTCCGATTGCTCAAGCCAGGGCTCCATATAAGTGCCAGTAAGCTTAACAAGCACATCACGATGACGAAGTACAGAAGATAGTGCAGCATCGGTGATCATCTCCTTCAAGGTTTCTTTGTCACTTAGCACTGTGCCTTTGTCACTTCGAGGCCATTGCTTACTTGTGTCAATACATTCAGGCTTTGACTTAAGCAATGCTACAAGCTGTGCGCCCGAGTTGTAGTTGATTCCATCCGTGTTAAAGTATTGATTAAGCCATGCTTCACAGGCCGCAATGTCTTTCTGAGCTTTCTCGAGAGCTATTGCCATGTTCACACGATCAACTCGTACGCCTTGTCTCGAGTTATCAAGTAGCACAGGCATCAGTGCAATCTCACGTAGATATGCAACCGGCATGGTCTTTCGGACTTCCTCTGTGAAATCCCACAGCCTCGCTGTGAGGTACACGTCAGCCTCTGCATATTTACCAACCAATCCACCAGGCGCTAGGCTGATGTAGGCACCAGCGGTCCTTGGCTTCTTGGCAGCGGCAGGTACATGTGCCAGAATCCACTCATAAAGCTCATCTCGTTCTGATGGCTTAATGTCGAGCCATTCCACGCAAAGCTCTTTCAACGACAAGCTTCGCACATATGGGTCAAACAAGAATGCCAGCACAAGCGTATCATGGACACGTTCAGGGTTAAGCCATGGTAGGTCAAACTTCTCATTGATCACTGCCATGTCAAACATGGTGTTGTGAAAGCAAATATGACGACCTGATTCCCATATAGAAATTAGCAATCGTTTTACTTGCTCGTAGCTGCTGTTGTTTTCTGTAGGATGCCCCCATCCGTAATATTGTGACTTAAATTGGCCGGTACGATCAAGTACCGCCAAGCCAACTGGCTTAGGCGGATACTTAGGGCGCGGCTCAATCGCTTCTGTTTCGAAATCCAGAAAGATTGGCTGTTTCATAATTAGAACTTTGCAGAAAGTTCAGTAATCTGCTCAAATGTCTCAGCAGTCTCTTCTTCACTTGCACCAGCCGTTGCTACTGCATTGCTAAGCTCAAGTGTCGATCTCTCAATCAGAGCACGAACAATGTCCATGTCTTCAATTGCTTTCACAAAGCTAAATTGCAGCTTAAATTGCGACTTAGGGTCAGGCACAATAGAGATCTTTGTGATCACCGATGACAATGGACGGCGTGTTGTTGATGCGATAGTTTGCAGGTAAGTAGCAAATGGCTTAACACTTGTCACAGGTGTGCGTAGTGCTGCCACTTCAGCAATCTTCACTGCATCAGCGCTAACAATAGAATCAGCTGTCATCAACAACAAGCGGCGCTTTTCAGCACAAGCTTTGCCTTTGCCACCTGACAAGCTACTACCCCACTGATCTTTAGGGCAACCAACACATTGTGAATGCTGTGGTTCAATAGAGCCTGGGTTAGGCTTTAGATCAGATAGCGTAGGACCGAGTGCAAAGCATGCGGCACCTTCTGGTTTTGTTGGGTCATAGCGGCTTTTGTAGTACAGCCTTTCCACCGGGCTTGCAAGTACAACAACATCAAGACTATTGCCAGCGATCGGATTGTCTTTGTAAGACAGAATGCCGCCTTTTGTACTAAGAAAAACAGGACCACCGCTTTTCTCAGCTTCGACTTGTGCAGCTGCTAGTTTTTCAAGTTCGTCTGTAAATGCTACCAATTCATTTTTACCTTTGGCCATGGTATTTCTCCTTAAGAACGAGATTTAGTAATTGCTACTTCCCAGATTTCTGAAGACGAGGCGCCTGGGATCTCCTCACCTGCTGCCCATCTATCACGAAAGGCAGTGTTGCTCAAACGCTTATGAAGTAAATCAAAGCTGTTTGTTTGTTGCACATACTCGTAAAACGCATTCCAATCTTTAATTGTTGGGTATGACTTCTTTTCCATCTTGCAAGAGTGGCCTGCAACACTAGCTGCTTTTGTAGTGCCTGCAGCTGACATAGCTTCCATTAGGTCTCTTTCAAGTGTGACAAGGCGGCTTGTAAGAGTTGCAGATACTGTGTTCAGGCTTTCACGTTCAGCTTTAACACGTACAATTTCATCAATAAGCTCACTTATGTTCATGATCAGTGTACCTTGTGTTCTTCATCAGTAAATTCATTCATGTCGTTGTCAATAGCAGTCATTAGCATAATCAGTTTTGCCATTGATATGTCATGAGCTTTAGATAGACCAACCAAGATAATTGAAAGTGACATGATTGCATCTCTAGGGTCTTCAAATACTAATTGAAGTTTTGTTGCAATGTCGGTTGTGTCTTTCATCATTTTATGAAATTCATCTTTAGTTTTCATAACGTATCTCCACATTAGCGTCTTCAAACATCTCGTTTGCAATGTCAAATGACTTGCGCCATTCAGGTTTGCAATCAAGGTCAGGGCTTACAACACATTTAATGCCACTTTGTATGACCAACGATGCGCATGAAGCACAGCATTGTATCGGCCATGTGTAAAGTGTACAACCATCAAGTGGTTTTGTAGCAAATAAGATTGCATTTTGCTCCGCATGAATAGTCATTTGCAACTTTAAATCTCTATTTTCAAGCCGATAGCTGTGGTCATGCACACCATGAGGTAAGCCGTTATAGCCAAGACTTACAATACGATGCTTGTTGTCTACAATAACAGCGCCGACTTGTGTGCTTGGGTCTTTGCTCCATGATGAAATAAGCTGAGCCATTTCAAGAAAGCGTTTATCCCATGTACGTTGTGTTGTCATTTCTTCTCCTTGTGTTCTGCCTCTAGTTCACGAAGATCCATTGCAACATCAGCAACACCATGCCAATCGCACCGTGCAATCATCACATGCAAATACTCTATAAGAATACGACGTTGTGCTTCATACTGTGTGTAGTTAATCATGTGTTCTTCTCCTTCAGCTTGGCTTCGATGGCGACTGCAAACTCAAGAACAGGAAGGTGTCGTTTGTCTTTAGTTTCTTCCATAACTTTTAGCCAAATCTC